CGTATGCTTCGCCATTGTCGGGTTGATCCACTAGGTCTTAGTGCTGATTTACTCAATACCATCCCTTAATCTTATGATGCTGCAAAGCTTTGCAAGCTGAGCCTTGATACCTATGCTCAATATAGCGTAAGCCTTTGTCTATTTGCCTAAATGGATTAGGTTCTTTCATGTTAAGTAATTGTGGAATGCCATAAGCTGATGATCTTGCATTCTTAGCTGTTGGCGACCATCTGCTTTCCTTGTGCCACAGCTCTTCAATACAGTAATACTCATCAAGATTATTTAATTCAATAAATGCATATTGCTTATAATGCTGTGTTTTGTATTGACTATAAGCAACGGAATAATCTTTTAAAAAGCAACTGCTAAATGCAATTAGCAATAGGATCGCCCAAACTCTGCGCCTTCCGAGCCTAGCCTTTGGCGGCTCAGCTTTTCGATTTAAGATCGAACGCTTTCTGTCCATGTTACACTATCCCTCCAAATCAATTAACATAACCGCAGGTCAGACGGCAAGTCGTAATTCGTAAATCATCGGTCTCTAACCAAGTCTCTGCATAACCAGCATCCATTATTTACCACCCCATCCAGTTCCTTTAAATACAAGTGCCGGTGCTGAATACACTCGGTTCATAGTAATTAGGCATTTTGGACATTGCATAACAGGAACATCATCGTCAAATGAATTGTGTGTTGATGCAAATGTGCCGCACTCCCCACAGCTGTATTCATAAGTCGGCATTATTTACTCATCACTAGCGCACAAGTATGACAAGGCAAATTTTTGAACTGCCAAGATCCACATTGATCGCACCGGCTAATTGTGCTGTCTGGAATAGACAACGCCTCAGCTATATTCTTGATGCCCACACAGCCACAATCCATGCATTGATAAGCCTTAAAACCTTCCGGCGTATCTAACTGCTCAAGCCATAAAAACTCAGTCTTGCGACTGCAACCATTACACTTAAATAATGTCATTTTGTGGTATCTTTCCTATTGCCTGCAATGGCAAATAGCACATACCAAATACTGACCATCATGTAATAATCTGTCATCATTACAGCTTACGCATCGATCCATCGTTGGTTCAATCGTTACCTTGTCGTTTTCTAGGCGGGCAAGGTAATGACTGCCATCTAATATTTCTACATAACCCATTCATTCCTCCTCTCTAAAGAACCAACTGCCATTTGCAGCTGTAACTGCCCATTTAGCATTGCATTGCTCACCTTTTGGTGCGCTGCAAACATAGCCAAAATACGGCTTGCCAGTTTTAGCAGTTCCTTCTTTTAATATCATCAAGCCATGTATGCATTCTTGTTGTTTAGGTTTGGTCGATAATGCTTCGGCAACATCACCGACAGACCAAGTTGTCGGTTCGCTTGTTGGCTTACCATCATCAGCAAACGACTTTCGGAGTGCCATTTCAATAACCTGCGAATTGCCACTTCTGCCATAAATGTTCTTAATCGGTTCATCATTCACCTTTTTCATGTCATCTTTTGTAGCTGTTTTGTCTGATCCTTTGAGAATAATTATTGCCCTCCCAAGAGCAGATGTAGCGGTATCTTCAACATAAAACTTTTTCATGTTTTGGATATAACTCTCTCTTGCCCCAAATGCAATGTTGCTTACTGCCGGTGATGTGTCCTTGCTATCTCGCCACAAAGTTGCTTGCACCAAGATATAACCATTGACTGCATCATGGCTTATCACAGATATATCAGACCTGCCCGATGGAAAGTTAGAAATAAACCATTTGTTAAGAGTAGCCACATCCTCATAATCGGCTAAGTTAAATGCCATCATTTACTCCAAAATCATTCTCGTATTGGTCGTGCAGCTCTTGGTATATGACTGCGTAACCAATGATGTCTTTAACACTATCTTTGTGATTTGGAGTTTCTGAGAGCCTTGACACTTTGACAAGCAGCTGCATGAGGCTGACTTGCATAGGCGATATGTAACTTCCATAGTAAGCAGACCACAGCTCGCTGATCCGTTCGTGATTGCTTCGGCTGCTGCCATAAACAGACCCTCTTGCGGACAATATTGCTGCGCAATCATCAAGGAGTTCAGTTCTGCTTGTCATAATCAAATACTGATTGGGATTTTAACTTGCGAACTTTTTCATAATGCTCGTTAGCTGCTCGCCAACCAGCCGATCTACCAGACCAATAACCCTGATCAAATGCCTTATCTTTGATTGCTAAGTAAATGCCATAACCTATGACTATCCCCAACATGCAATATAGCCATATCCAAAGTGTTGTTGTTTCTATCATGTCGCTCCCTACATATACACAGGCGATCTGTGCATACATAAAGTATGACCTAAATCAATGACCTTCGGTTATCTACTTTCGGCGTGTTGTATAACGATTAGATAACGCCAATATCCTCAAATTCATCGATATGATCATCAATCGTGCGGTGCTTATAGTCTGTTTCAAGCCCCATATACCTTGCCTTCAAATATAAAGCTGCCATCAGCATTGATTGGAATAGTAATTACCTGCACTTTACGATCCTGAACATAAGCCACAGCAAACCCAGTTTGCCAATTTGCATAGCCTTTTGTGTATGCCATGCCTGAACTACTCAAATCCACTAAATTGCCAACCTCAACGCCCCACACAGTCCTGCCTAATTGACCTCTAGAAGCCTCTGTAAAGGCTGATTGACCCAATCTATGGGTGTGCCCACACACTACGCTTTTTCCTAGCCTCCTAGCCCCATTTAAGGCTGTTTGACCCGGCACTTGACTAAGCGGAAAAGCATCGCCATGAACGGCAGTCCAAGCATGCGCCCAATCTAAGCCGTAAGGATGGAACTTGATGCCTAATTTGTCATAACCTAAAAACTTCTCGTATTGCATCTCTGGCAAATTTAAGAAGCTGGGCAATCGTTTCTTAATTGATCGGTAAAGTCTGATGCCATGATTGCTGCCTAGCACATCAGTTACACCAAGATAAGTCAAAACCTGTTGAGTTTGTAATCTGTCCTCATGGATGTTGCCAACCATCTCATCAATAGTATTGGCATTAAAACCACCAAGCTGTGGGAGATCAATTTCATCTCCGATGCAGATAGTGCGATGGGGTTTCCATTTGGCAAGAAATTTGCCTACTGACTTGACTGCCAATTCATCGAAGAATGGCACTTGTAGATCGCTAACAAAAGCGATGCGCTTAATCGTCATCCTCATCGTCAGATGGGTCTATGCTAGGAATAATCCCACCATCGCCAACAACCCAATTCGGAAATGTTTTGATTTCAGTCATGAGCCAAAATGCGTGCTCTGGTGTAAATCCTGCTTTCCTTGCAGCTTTGTAGCATTCATGCAACGCAATGTAATGCGCATCAATCTTTGTTGGATCAGGAGTTTGGCGAACGACTCGACGATTGATCTTTTTGCGTTTGATAGGTTTTCGTGTGTTCGCCATAAAATAAATTATCGCTTACTGATTAACACAAACAGATCATCAACACGCTGTTGTAATTGCAAACTTTGGGTTTCTAATCTGCAAATTTGGTCTTTGATCGATGTTCCTGAATTGGGCTTAAGTTCAGATAAGTAGGATTTAATAAGAAAGCGCAGACCCACTAATAAACTGGTTGATACGGCGCATACGCCAACGACGATAGCGACCCAAGATTCGACTGTCATTTCGCATTAAGTCCATAATCAGCTTCTTTGCCTGAACTTGGATCAATTGCTTTAGCAACAGGTGCAACTATTGAACCAAGCAAAATTGCATACTCTGGTCGGATATCGGCTGCAATTGCTAACAGGACAGTAATACCGGAAGCTGCAACAGCTCTTAGATATGACTTAATTGCTGCTTTGTGTTTTTTAGATAGTTTCATTATTTGCCTCCTAGTAGTGGGATGTTAAAGAACTCGCCTTTTTGATTTGGTTTAAATGAAATATGGATATGTCGCGTGTGTGCGTTAATTCCACGATATTTGACAAAACGCCAAAATGATTTAGCACTAGCAATTTTGCCACAATGGATTATGTAACTAATACGCTTATCGGTTTTTGCAGCAACTCTAATTTGCTCTGCTAAGTAAATGCTCATCTCAGGCTGATCGCATAATTTGGCATCCACATCGATAGCACAAACTTCACCAGACGGCAAGGGGTTGTGATCGCTCTTAGTGTTTTGATGTTTTTGATCCCCGATCCAACCATCCGACTTGCGCGATCTATCGGCAAAACTGTCATCAATTTGCTCACGCATTTGAACAGCAGCTTTAGATAACCAAGCTTTCATTAGCTAAGAATTGATTTGATGTCATCTATTGTTAAACCAATGCTTGCTAATTTTGCCTCAATTGTTGGTTCAACAGATTCTGTGCTTCCATTATGAGCATCAACAATTGCTTTAGCTTTTGTTTCACTTGTTTTTGGTATGTTTAACCACAAGTCATTATTGCCATCAATTAATGGTCTGCCAGTAACTTTTACATCAGCAGCAATTAACTCATTAATTAATTCTGCACCGTTAAGATTATTTGGCTTATTAAATTTGATCATTTTATGCTCCTAAGTAACTGATACCAAATGAAGATTCTAAAATATTGCCACCTCTAAGAGCTAAATTACCACCTCTTGATTGGTATACTCCAACTTCAAAATAACTGGTGGCAGTTGCGTATATGATAGTTGTAAAACTTTGAGCAGTATATTCATCGGCAATGCCTGGTTGTAAAACCGCACCATATTGAGTTCCGGCATTGTCCTGAATAAACACTTGTCTTGCCCCTGCTGAGTTAATATCCCAACGAACATTTACAGTAATCAAAAAATACCCAGTTTTTCCCGATGGTATAGTTATTCTGGAATTATTTGTAACATTACTGTGATAAGCATCAACATCAAAAGTTTCACTATCCCAAGTCAAAACTGTTGAAGTTGCATTTGAGATAGTTTGTCCTACTGATTTGTATAATTTACAACCGCTAAAAGTTACACCGCTTGCAGGTGTTGCCCAACTAGGAAGACCTGCTGCAACTGTGAGAACTTGTCCTGCACTACCAATTCCAAGTCTTGCCAATGTATTTGCTGCGGAAGCATAAAGAGTGTCGCCAGTTGTAGTTAAAACTGATGTTGACGATGCTGCCCATGATGGAACACCTGCAACAACTGTTAATGCTTGACCACTTGTTCCAATAGCAAGTCTTGAATTTACATTTGATGTTGATGAACGATATTCAACATCGCCAAGAGTTGTTGATGGATTTAAGTTTTTTGTTGTTGTATCAACTGATGAACCAAGTGTGCGAATAGCAGCTGCGCCATCTTTGACCAGCGCGGTGTCGTCTGGTGTTGTCCATCCATAATTGGTAGTGGTTGCCATATTGTCCTTTATCTCAGGCTACGATTGTAGCGTATTCCCATGTCAATGTTGCGCTTAAAGTGTTCCATGCCTCAAT